CTCGCTAAGCCAACTATGAAACATATTAGCAGTATCATAGAGATAGTTATAGATAGGAGCATTATACCTAGCAAAGTATGATATGTCATATTTTCCATTTTGAAATACCTTTGGTGCTTGCAGTTGCCAGTTCCACTTACGCATGATAGCTAGATTGTATGTGGAATCTAGGGGGAGTAAACTAGAGTAAGACTTTATATTTCCTGCTTCTGTAATAAAGAACCCTGTATAAGATACACATCTTATTGTAGCATTTTCTCTGAATGTTTCTATATCTACTGAGATAAGGAAACAATTTGATAAGATAGAGAAAGCAGAAGCTTCATTAGTAGCTGTGATAAGATCAAATCCTGGAAAGGGTGTAGGTTTATACCATTCAGTAGGTTTCGTGAGCTTACTTATAATTCTCTTCGCCATAAAAGAACCATAAGGTACAGTAACTAGCTGCTTAATAGGTTGTATGAATACTACTTCTATCTGCTCTCCACCTTCTTTAAGAGGAGGGATTTTAAAATAGCTTCCTGCATAGTTACTTAGCTTAGGTGCTGCTCTCTTATCCCAATGTAATAGCTTAGCTAGCAGAGATGGTGAGGAGGAGATTACTCTTGTGATTCCTTTAGATGCACAGTACATAGCTACCTGTGCCAGAGTGGTTACAGTCTCCTTTCGCAGGAATGTAGTAGCTGATCCTACACAGGGCTTAAGGAATGCTAGGTAGTTATCATCTGCTGCTGTACCCCAGAAGAGAATTACATCTTCTGATTTCTTAGGAGTAGGAGAGTCTGCTTCCTTCTTCTTAAGAGCTGCTATATGAGCTGTTAGTTTAGATGATGAGGTCATGTTTGCCTTTTATATGGTGGTGGTAAGTACCTATAAAAAATACACCTCACAGAAGCTATCTTCTATGAAGTGTATTTAATCTAAGAACTATAGATCTTTTATACTACTTGCAGTTCTTTGATGTTAAGATACTTCTTATCAGGATCATTCTTATCCGTTCTGATTGAAGTAATAACTACACATTCCAGATCTTTACACTGCTCAATCACTTCTCTGATGACTCCAGTACCAAGAGCTACACCAATAGGAGCACAGACCTTCTTAAGATTACCTCTACCATACTCATTGTTTAACATGAATATAGTATTAGAAGAATCACCTTCTTTGATAGCTACAGTGTTAGCTGCATCTACCAGTTCCAGAGTTTCCATACCTTTAAGAGACAGTTCTACAGCTTGGTTACCATTGATATCTGCCATGTTAAGAGAGGCTAGAACCTTATGTACACCTGCTGGAAAAGGTTGGAAGGAAGGAAGATCTTCAAGATCATCAAGAGTAGCATCAAGTAAGTTATCAATATCAGTTGCATCATTCATATTATATGTTTCCTATTTAGATTGTATTATGTATATTAAGTTATATAAATGTATATGTATTGTATATATTTATATGGTTAATGGTCTTGTAACGTAGACCACACGTCTATTCACAGGAGTCACCCTGCTTGCCAATCCTCTATAGATAGAGTAGGTAGCCGACAAGTCCACCGACCGTACGGTGCGTTAGCTACTTACATGGCGAAGACTTATTTCTTTCCTGCTTTCATTCTTTCTAAGATAGAGCTTGCATTAGCAGAGGCAGGTACAGACTCTACCTTTTGTGCTGAATCTGGGTACAGCTCAGGCTTAAATATTGCTAGTAAGCTAGGCTTATCCTGATCTTCTATTACTGTATCAGTCCTAGAACCTGTAAGTATATTAGTAGCATACTTAGTATCAGAGGCAAAGATATGTTTCTTATTCTTTCTCTCACAGTATACTACTTCATCAAAAGCTTTAGCTGAGTTCCTTGAACTGTTCCTAGATCCAGCTACAGGTACAAGAGTTCTCTTCTTACCTTCAGTCTCTGCTTCTACTTCATGAGAGATTACAATACAGTTATACTTAGCTTGTTGTATTGTAGATAAGAAGATCTCTATAAGCTTTGATAGGTGTCCCCAGTCATCAGTCTTCATCTTATAGTCATCAGATTCTTTCTTAGTTATATTATTTATGGCGCTAGTGGTGAGCTGAGTTGCAGAGTCAAAGACTACAATAGTATCATCAGGTACATTACCCAGATCTATAGTAGTAAAAGGTTCTCCTTCTCTCTTACAAATCATACAACCTACCTTACCATGCTTATCACAGATATCTACAGGCTTCTCTTTAATCATCTTGAGAACTGTTTCTATAGCTATAGGATAAGATGGAGAGTCTTTAAGTTCTATAAGTTCTATTCTTTCCTGCCATTCTTGAGGTAGTTTGAATAGAGTTTCATGACCGTTCTCCATATCTATCCAGATAAGATTGAAGTGTTCTGCAAGCTCTCCAGCAAGCTGTGTCTTACCAGACTTAGGTGCTCCGAATACTAAAACTCTATGAGTCCTAGATGATTGCTTAGTGCTTAGTTTAGGCATCTATAGGTTCTCCTATTTGTATAGAATTTGATTGTATTTTAGGTATAAGATGTTTCTCTTCATGCTTATTAGTCATATCAGTAGGCAGAGGGATTAGATTAGTCTGTGATATGTGTAAGCTGACTGCTTTTTTACAGCTATGACATGTATAAAAAGCTCTTGTTTCATAGAAGTCTACTCCTACCTGTACTCTATTAGGAGTAAAGCAAAAGAAACATGCTACATCTACAGTGTATTTAGGCATATTAGTAATCCTGTCCATTGAGTTTTTCTAATTCTATATCTTCTATAAGCCCATTAAGCAGATCAGCTAATCTCTGTGCTTCTTCTGGACTATTCGTATGGTAGTTGTGCTTAGTCTCAGTATCTCTTACTACTGATGCATCATAAGTTAGTATTATAAATCTAGCGCCCATCTTATACTTCTCCTTTCTTAATCTGTGCTTCTACTAGTTCATAGAAGTCTACGGTGAACATGTATTCTTCTGCTTGTATTTGTTTCAGCTTAGGTAATGTAAGCGGCTTAATCAAATTCTCTGTACTTAAGGTGCATAGCCCTAGATACTCACAAGGTTTGAAGAAGTCGAAACAACTCTCTCCATGCATAGGGTAAGAACCAAACTCTTCATATAGTTCTACATGCTTGGAGTCTATAAGAAGTTCTTGCAGCCATAAGGCTCGTTGGAGTAAAGACTTATCAAAGTGTAGTTCTGTATACTCTCTACTCTTTGTATGATATATAAGGTACAGTACTGTATAAGAGGAGAGTTCTGGGAATAGAATGTCTAGTACTATAGAGTATCCTAATGCCTGTCCACTGTTCTTATACATCGCTGAGTTAGGTTGACCAGAGGAAGTCTTACATTCCAGTACTACAACAGCTCCAGTAGTCTTGTGTCTGAGTACTGCATCTACGTACCCACGATAAGTAAATCCATCAGGTAGTAAGATCTTAAAAGATAGCTCTACAGCGGGCTTGCCATTATAATACACCAGTTCATAGTCATCTAAGTAGCCTGTATCTTTCATATGAGCGAACTTCTGCATAGCAAAACAAGCTTCCCAGAAAGATTTCTTCTGCCTGTCATTTCTATCTAAGCAAATCTACGTCCCAAGAGAGAAGCATATCTATATAAACCTGAGCTTCTGACTTACCTTCTAAGGTGCTTTGTACTCCTATACCTACAGCATGACCATAAGCAAAGGTAACTCCCTGAGCTATATCTTCCTCACCAGAGTCCTTAGAGTTAAGCCTGTATAGTTGGAACTTACGAGGACACTTATGTAAGAGTGTACGAGAGCTATGAGATAAGAGTTTAAGGCGCGGATCAATAGCTCCTTCAGCCTGTATTACTAGCTCTAGCTGACTCTCAGCTTCATCTTCTATCTCTTCAGTTAAGAGGTTTAAAAGATCTGCATCTCCAGTTAAGAGATCTGTATCTAAGAAATCATTCATATCTGCGCATCTTCCTTATAGCTCTTTTAGTTCTTCTGTACCATACCAGCCCCAACAAGAGTGCTATCATAATGAAGTCGATAGCTCCAGCTTTAGTCCTATCGGAGCCGTTGGCTTTACCAAAGTGTTAGTAAGGTTAGTGCATACTGTATCAGAGAGTACAGAAGTGCCTCCTCTATTAAAGGCTTTAATACCAAAGCAAGCAAGCTTATCTGGATTTACTACCAATAGATTAGTATCTATCTTATAAGCAATCCCAGCTGTCTTCCCTATCTCTTTACTAACAGTAGTCTTAGATGTACCAAAGTAGATAGTATAACCAAAGCAAAGAGGGTTGATTGTACAGTCTAAGACTCCAGACTTTGTATCTTCTGGATTTCTATTCCATGAGAGGTCTAGTGGATCAGCTGCAAGAGCTGGAGTAGACGTTGCAAGTGCTAATAAGAATAAATATTTTTTCATAAGATTTCTCCAGTTATAATCTTGGCATTACTTCTTCAATGAGACAAGTTACTATTTTCTTTTCTGTCTCATGCTGTTTCTGTGCTAGCCTTGTAGGGTTTACTATCTTAGCTAGCTCAAATGTTTCGTAGTTATAGAAAGTTTTAGGAATAGATCTGAGTATTGGGTGCGGCATTTCTATCTTACCAAACCAACGCGCTAAGGATCTTAGCTCCTTCCATATAGTTAGGATAACATTCTCTATCTGCTTTAGTATAGATGTATAGATATACCCAGAGAGGAGTAGGAGCAAGAGATGCTTTAAGATTCCCTAGGGCTTCTAATCTAGTGGACATTACCATCCTCACAGTTCTGGCATCTCTTACACTTATCATATAGATGTACTTCCATACTAAGATAGTCTTCTGCTACTCGATCGAATACATCTCCCTTAGCTATAGCTTCTATAAGATCTTCAGTTTGTACTTCCAATTCCATAGAGCCTACATCATTCTGGCCGCAAGTAGTAAAGATAGTTACAGCTAAGACAGTGGATGTATCTGTATCACCTATCTTAAATAGAGAGATGTTACAGTCTATACGAGGTATATACTTCTTACCTATAAATCCTATTGGAATGTCAGAGGTAGTATCCATTATAAGTCCGCCGTAGTCATCTTGCTAAGAGATTTCTTCTTACCACCTTTAAGTGCGCTTACAGCTATCTCAGTAGCAGTCTGTTTCTTAAGACCTTGTACTAGGATACAACATTCTTCCTCACTTAAGAGTGTGACTACATCA